TTTATAAACGAGTACCGTAATAATTTAAATTATCTCTAACGCTTGTATAAAAATTGAAGCCTTAAAGAAAGCCTATCTATTTGCAATGCAGTTGGTTAGGCTTTTGTTTTTATACCTTGTTATCTACTTTTTTAATTTATTTTGAAACTTTTTTAGTAATACACTTGTATAACAAATATATAACAACGATATTTACATCATCAAATAAGGAAAACGACAAAGATATGCCACAGTTTAATTTACATACACCAAAAACACAAAGCGATATGAAAGCTATGAGAATGAGTCAAGTTAGTTTACCAGTTGGTTTAATAGGCGAAAATAATAATTTTGCTTATGGTTACGATGGAGAAAAATACTACGTAACCGAGGGTGCTTTTCAGTACGTTGTTACCCGTATGCACCTAGCTTTTGAAGAAGCTAAACAACTGTTTGAAGCATTGACTTTTGAAAACGCTTCTGAGCCTTGTGCTAAAGTTGTTAATACCTTGATTAAATCTGCAAGAAAGCAGAAACTTAACGGTAATGATTTATTTTGGCACTTTGTAAAAGGACTAAGATAATGAGCGATAAAAAACAAACAGCCTTCCGAATTTCGGAGGGCTTACTTAAAAGACTAAAGGCAGAAGCTAAGAAGCAAAACAGAAGCCTTAATAATTTGGTAGAGGTGTTAATTGATAAGCACGTTCCTAAATTGTAGATAACATCCGTATATCATCAAGCTTGAGCGACCCTTTAGGGTTGATGATATACTTTGTTAAAATAAAATTTGTTTATTAATAAAATTAATACTATATTGTGTTATAATCAAAAACGAAACAATTATGACAACTCAAATCAACATAGAAAAAGATATAAAATTTAACGGTAAAAATTATTTACTAGATGTTCAATTATCTGCTGATTTAATATATACAGAAGAAGACACATCTTGTAATGTAGGTGAAGCTTTAGAGTTAGATGAATATTGTATTACCTATATAAATTTAGTTCCTTATAACGGTTTTGATTTAGACGAAAAAAATACAATCATTTTTAATATTGAAGATACAAAATTATTAGCTGTAGATTTTGATGAGTTAATAGAAGAATATATTAACGAAAATTTTCATGAATTAATTAAATAAAATTAAAAGAATCCTGATGGTGGTAGGGTGTTTGTTAAAGTAAAACAGACTATGATTCTAATACCACTAAGCCAATTAGTAAAATAATTGGCTTTTTTTATGCCAAAAACTTTTTTTTATCTTATTTTTTTATATTAGCCTATAAACTTTTGTAAATGGCTGATAATATTATACAAAAAGGATTAGTAAACTCTATAAACAACACAATTACAGTTGATCCTGATACTGGGTTTGTATCAATGCCTGTTTGGTCTAAACAAGATGATAAATACAAAAGAGGCTATGAAATAAATAAAGGGTATAATTACAATGATGTTATTTACTCTGTTGTCTCTAAGATAGCCAATACAATTAGTAATAACATTGTATGGAAGGTTAAAAAGGTTAATACTGTAACAGGTGAAGAAGAAGAGGTGAAGGATAGCAGGTTAAACGACCTATTAAATGAACCTAACCAATACGAAACATTAGAAGAGTTTAGAGAAAAATCAATATCATACCTTTTATTATGCGGTATAAATTATATAATGGGCTCAAATGGGGCTTTGTCTTTTGGTGGTGGTTACAACTCTATCCACGTACTACCCTCACAAGATGTAAAAATAAAATACGGCACTTTATCAAATCCAATAAGGAAAATTGAGGTTGATTGGGATTTAAAAAAAGACATTAACAAAAATAATGTTTTTATAACTAAATATCCTAGTTTATCATCAAAGAATTATTTTGATGGTCATAGTCCGTTAATGTCTGGTCATAGATTAGTAGAAACAACTAATTCAGTTATAACAGCTCATAAATCTATAATGGAAAATAGGGGTGTTAGTGGTGCTTTATCAAATGATAGTGATAATATAATGCTACCAAATGATAGGGATGAATTACAAAAGAATCTTAATAAAAAATTAAACGGGGCTGAAAAACTAGGGGGTGTTTTTGCTACGGGTGCAAAATTGAAGTATTTAAAATTTGACCTAAGCCCTAATGATTTAAAGTTAATTGAATCGTATGAAGCTTTATTAAGAAGGGTTTGTAATCTATTTAATATAGATAGTAAATTATTCGGTGATACTTCATCAAGTACATTCAACAACATGAAAGAAGCTACTAAGTCAGCTTTTTTAAATTGTTATATTCCAAATGATAATAAATTACTTGCAACATTTAATAAAGGTATATCATCAAAATATAACGAAGGTAATTTTAAATATATTGTTTATCATGACTTAAGCGGAATAGATGCTTTACAGGAAGATAAAAACGAAAAAGAAAAGATATTAGAAACTAAATCAAAAGAGGTTAGGGCTATCGTTAATGATGTTAATAATGGTTTATTGAGTGCTGAAGCTGGTATTTTAATACTAACTGATATTCATGGTTTAGAAGAAGATAAAGCTGAAATACTTGTGAAATATGGTAGACCAAGACAAGAAACAAATAATCAAGAAGTCTAATATTAAGAATAAAAATAAGATTTTAGAAGAGATTAAAAGCAAATTCAAAGATAAAAACATTATAAAATGAGCATAATTAAAAGCGTTGAGTTTGGTGAAAGGGAATTTAAAGATAAAAACGAACTATTTAAAAGTTTAAAAGAAAATAAAAGCCTGATTATATCTAATAAAAAGGCTAATAAAACAAAAAGTAGCCCAGTTTCATCTTCTTACAGAGAATCTACAGCAACAAAAAACATTGAAGGTTTACAAGAAGGATACATATATCCTGTGATTAACACTATCGGATATATGGACTCACATAATGATGTACATATTAAAGGTATTTGGAATAAGTCGGTAAAAGAAAGGCAAAACAAAATACATTATACTACAGATCACGAATTAAAAGTAACTAACATTATAGCATATCCGAAAGATGTTGAATTAATGTTAAAGGATGTTTCTTGGAAGTCTTTAGGGTATAACAAAGAAGGTAATACAGAAGCGTTAATATTTAAAACTAATATTTTTGACTATTCTAACCCACAAGCTTCAAAAATAGTCAATGACAAAATTGATATTCAACATTCGGTAAGAATGGAGTATGTGAAAATGGATTTATGTATTAATTCTAATGACAAGGATTTAAAAGAAGAAAAGAAAAACTTTGATAAATATATAGATCAAGTAGTAAACGAAAGAAAAGCCATTGAGCAGGGTTATTTTTGGGCTGTTACAGAAGCTAAAATAAGTGAAGAGGGTTCAATGGTAGTAAAAGGAAGTAACAATATTACCCCGATGAATTACGGAAGTGAGCCGTCGCAAGACACTCAAGAAGCTGAAAAAAAGCCGTCAGAAGACACTAAAAAAACAGCAATAGAGCAATTCTATGAGGGAATGTATAAAAAGTAAAAGTTAAATAAGTAAATATGAATTGGTTTACATCAAAAGGAGTGTTTAAGGAATTAAACGAAAATCAATTGGCAGATTTAGAGCCTTCACAATTAGGGGCTTATCATTCTGCTAAAGCTGAACATGAAAAAGTAAAGCTAGAAGAGGAATTAAAATCTATTACGGATGAGCAAAAAGCTAATCTTGAATCCATTAAAAACATGGAAAAGATTTTAAAAGAACAATCAGAATTAATTGAGGAGCTTAAAGAATCAGGTATTAGTGAAGATTCTGAAACGTTTGAAAAAGCTCTAAAATCTAAATTTGATGAGTCTTACGAAAAGTTAAAAGAATACAAAGGGGGGCAATTACAAACCGTTGATATTCATATTGAGAAAGGTGCACAGGATTACGGTGATATTGATAGTGGTTTAGATTTTGCACAGTTTAGAGCAGGGGTAACAGATATACCAGTTAGACAGCCTAGATTCAAAAGTTTATTTGGTTCTATTCCATTAAATACAGAGTTTTATAAGTATACTGAGCAAGACACAGTAGTTAGGGACGGTAAAAATGTCGCTAAATGTACAGCAGTTTCAACTTCAACAAAAGAAACTTTAATAGTTCGTAATATCACCACTACGAATATCAAAGATATGATTGAGTTCTGTATTGAGTTTGTTGAGGATTACACATTCATGCAATCAAGAATCAATAAATTACTAATGGAGTCTGTTGCTTTACGTGTAGATCAGCAAATTTTACTAGGTACAGGTTTAAATGATGAAACATTTTCCATTGATTCGGTTTCTTCTGAGTTCTCAGCTACTAATGTAGTTTGTGATATTTCACAAGAGATTCAAGACGGTTCATTTGTAGATCTTATTCTAGGTATGCAAACACAAATTGATATGCTTGGTGAACAAAACTTTTATAGTGCTAATACTGTAATTGTTAATAAGTGTGATTGGTTTGTTGGTGTTGAATCTCGTAAGGATGCAAATAACAACTATTTAGATGATAGGGTGACTTATGTAAGTGGTGTTCCATTTATCGGAGGTATGAGAGTTTTAACATCTCCATTAGTACCACAAAATACGTGTTATGTGTTTGATTCTACTAAAGGAGAGATTATTCAGAGAAGAGGTGTACAAATGTCTATTTCTTACGAAAACCGTGATGCATGGGAAAAAGAAATAGGATACATCAAGGCTTATGAATCTCTGAACTTCTTAGTTATGAATAATAACAAGAACGCTTTCATGAAGTGTTCAGATGTTCAAACAGCAATTACAGCAATTACTACGCCCTAATACACCCCCTCCAGTTGGGGGATTTGGCTTAGGATTTAGTGGGGGTTTTAGATAGCCCCCACATTTTAAAAAGTAAAACTTAAAAAAAAATATGAAAAACGTAAAAGTAAAATTTATTAAAGACCACGTTGCAGGAATCAAAGAAGGTGCAGAAAGAACTTTAAACATTCTTCATGCACAAAGGTTATTTGAAGAGGGTTATGTAGGTAAATTTACAGGTGTAAAGGAGAAAAAAAATAAATAATGATAACTAAAATCAGCGATTATAACGGATATTTTAAACTAGCAAAGAACATTCATAATACTGTTGAATTTCAGGCTTATATTGATAGGTTTGAAGAAATTGTATTACGAGAATTGTTCCAATGTGATTATGATGAGTTTATTGCTGATTTAGTGGATGGAGTACCACAGTCCCCAAAGTGGTTAGATTTGTATAATAAGTTTTATGATTGTGATAATTGTAATGATTATTTCAGTCAAGGGATAAAAGATATGTTGCTTTGCTTCGTGTTTTATAATTATTCTCGTGAATCTTATATACAACATACCATAACGGGAACTGTTAAGGTAAAAGGTAGTTCATCTGAGTCATTAGGTAGTCAAAACAGTAGAGACTTCTTTATTTATAATCAACACGTAACAACTTTTAACGCTATAATGCGAAAGGCTTGTCATAGTGATTATGATTATGATTTCAAACTAAGATACAAGGAAAAAATAACTCAATTCTATTAATGCTAATAGACGTAATTAAAATAATAAGAGAATGTGTTGATAATATAGATAATACTATAAAATTTATAGTAGATTCTGACACATTATTAACTTGTGACACTTCTTACGTCAATGTGGGTGATGTTATAACAATAGGTTCAGAAGATTATACTGTAATATCTGTCAATATAGATGTTTCAATAACTTTAGATAGGGATGTTTTTGATTCTGACATAACTACAGCAACCATAAAAAACGCTAAGTTTAGACATGGTACTATAAGCTCTGTTAATTCTGAGTTAGTTAAAGACTTAGGAAAAGATCCTATTGAAAATTACCCGTTAGTGTTTTTACTTGAGGAATTAGAAATTAACTATAATATTAATTCAATACCTTATGCCAATTCTTTGGTTAAGTTGTTTTTTATAGCTCAAACAGACTATAATAATTATACTATAAACCAACATCATACAAATACTATTGATCCTTTAAAAAACTTGGTAGATAGGTTTTTGTATAGCGTTAAGAAGAATAAAAGTATAGAGGGTCTTAGTATTACTAATTTCACCACTAATCTACACCCCGTTTTTGGTTATACAGATCAGAACGGATATACAGAAAATTACTTAAACGACAATTTAAGCGCAATACAATTAACTATAGATATACCTTTCAAAAAAGGGGTATGTTGTAAAAATTAAATATTAATATTATGGCTGGATGCGGTTGCAAAATAGCAAATTTAGGGGGTGGAGCTTGTAGCGAAACTTTCGACGTTACAAGGAAATTAATCTTTGTAAGAACTTATGATGATACTGGTGTTAAAAACAAAATCAGTAAATCAGATTTAGTAAGTGGTCAGCTTCCCGAAGCTTTTACGGATGCTAAATTAATTGAAACACCTGATAAACGTTGGTATCCTATCGGTAACTTTAACGGGGTTACTGAGGTAACTGGTGATGATGTAGAATTTACTGATGACTTTGGTGCGGTATTTCCTATCACAAAGGGTTCAATTACTTATGAAGGATTTATTGAAGGGGCTAGTAATAAACTAGAATCTAAAATAAACGGTTTTAACTGTGATGAGTTCTCTGTTTATGAAGTGGATGTTACTGGTAGGCTTTTAGGGGATGACAAAGGAGAGGATTTATTACCTTTTAAAATTGTAAGAGGTACTATTAAGGGAACTTATGCTAGAAAAAACATTTCAGGTTCAACACCTAACAGATTACAAGTAAACTTTACTATGGAAAATAGTATCAGGTTTGGTGATTTCTTGGGTATTCCTCAAGATTGTAACGGTTACGATATGGATAGTATTTCAGGATTACAAGACGCAACTACTAGCGTAACTGTGAGCAGTACTACAGAATTAGTAGTAAGTTTTACTACTGATGGTGGTTCGTTCTGTGAACCTAGATTAGTTGAAGGTTTGTTAGTTGGTGATATTACATTGACAAATACTACAACTTCATCAGGTGTTGTTCCAAGTTCTTTTGCTGAGAATGGAGGGGTTTATACATTAACAATACCAGCACAGACAACTAGTGACGCTGGTAGTATTACAGCTACAAAATCAGGGTTTGACTTTGATACAGCAACATTTACTTTCTTATAATGTTAGTTATTAATGATTTTTCCCCCTTTGCAGAAATGTCAGAGGGGGAATTTTACGAATATTTCAAAGATAAGTGTGATAGTCGTACAGCGATTAAAAAGATTTATAGAATAGAAAAAAATAAGTTAGAACGTGTTAGAAAGGCTAAAGCAAATAACAGCAAACGCAAAAAAGCTAAACCAAACACAACTACTAATTGAGGTTTTTACAGATGTTTCTATAAAAGATGGTATAACAAATTACATTACAGAGGTTCAATTATTTGATGAGGGTGAAGATGGTTTAGGCGTTAAGCTTAAAGAATATTCACCCTTTACTATTTCTGAGAAAAGGAGAAAGGGACAGCCATTTGATAGAACAACGTTAAAAGATACTGGAAAGTTTTATAATAGTTTTAGAGTTGTAGTAAATGGTGCAGGTGAAGTAAAAATAGTAGTAAATGATATTAACGACCTAATAAATAAATATGGGATAAATATACTAACTTTATCAAATGAAGGTATTGAAGTTATTAAACCAAAAGTTATTCAAATCATCAAAAGATACGTTATCGAAACGTTGCTTTCATGATGATATATCCACTATCAAGCTACGGGATTGGTTAGGGATGCACAAAGGAGATTTTAAACACTTTATAAAAAAAGTTTTTAGGGTAATAACTAAAATACTTTTAAGGATTCTTTTTAATAGATTAGAATCACAATTAAATAAATATCACAACCAAATATTTAAAGAATTTGGAGTTCCTGAGGATCATTTATTAGAGGTTGCAAGTAAAAAGAAAGAATTAAGGTTGAGGTGTGATGCTATAATTAAAAACGACCCTTCAAAAGTTATACTTGCAGATATTGAAAAAGAAAACAGAGAAGGTTTAAAGAATAGTAAAAAATATAAAACTATTGAATCAACATTGGCTAGTATAAACCTTAACAAAGGAACAAATTTAACAATAGACAATACTACAGTAAAAGAATATTACAACTACATAAAAGAATTAAATGAAGCCTAAACTAATATTACAACTTTCAAGATTCTCAAGTGATACAGATAGTACACTAGGATTATTACATAATATAACTGGTGAACCACAATTTCTATGCTACACTTTAGAAGATGAATTTAGAACTGAGAAAGTTTGGGGTGAAACTAGAATACCAAAAGGTACTTATAAGCTTAAAATAAGGCAAAGAGGAGGTTTTCATGAAAGGTATTCAAAAAGGTATAACGCTTTTCATAAAGGCATGATTGAGATATGCGATGTACCAAACTTTAAGCACGTTTTATTTCATATCGGTAATGATGATGATGATACCGCTGGTTGTGTTTTATTAGGAGATACACAAAGGCAAAATATAACAAGACGTGGGCTTATAGGTAATAGTAGTGATTCTTATGAAAGGGTTTATAAATTCATTATGGGTGTTATGTTAAACGGTATTGAAGTTGAGCTAGTAATAAAAGATTTAGCATAAAAAAAGCCATAAACGAGGGTCGGATTTCGTTTATGGCTTATAACTTCTAATCGTATGTCAAATTCGATACACAATAATAGCTTATTTTTGTTTAAAGACAAAATAATTTAAACTTTATTTAAAAAAAATGGCAAGTAACCCGATACAAACTAAAGATATAATACAAGACAACTTATTAAAGTCAACAATTGAAGACTTTAAAAAGTGGGGTGAAATAGTAAAATCTGTTGAAAATGATCTAGTTGATTTAGCTAAATTAACTAAGCAAGACTTGCTAAAAATTGACACTAAAAACATAGAATCTTTAAACAACCTAAATGATTCATTAAAAGACATAACTAAAGGGGTTAGTGTACTGAACAAAGCAAAACAAGAAGAAATAAAAATATCTAAGGATTTAGAAAAATTAAGACAAGCTGAAACAAAGACATTAGTAGACAATCAAAAATTATTACAAGCTGAGGAAAAAACAAAAGAATCAATAAATAAAACTAGGCTTTCAGAAAACAGACTTTTAATACAGGAGCAAAAAGAAAGAGAAAGGCTAGAAAAACAACAACAAAAACAATTAAAAAGCCTTAAAGATGAGGAAGATGCATATAAAAGGTTATCAAAACAAAGGACTCAAGCACAAAACGAATATAAACGTTTAGCCGTAGAGCTTGGTGAGGGTTCTGATGAAGCACAAAAAGCATTATCTAGGTTTAATGAATTAGATGAAACTTTTACATCTGTAAATAAAGCCGTAAAAGATGGTAGACCTTTTGTAGGTAGATATGCAGATGCAATAAAAGAAGCTGGGTTAGATGCTAGTAATACAACTAAAATATTAATTGATCTTAATAAAGAAAAAGAAGAATTAACAAAAACATTAATAAAATCTCGTAAACAGTTTGGTAATAACTCTAAGGAAGTAAAACAGTATGAAAAACAATTAGAGAAACTAAATGAGACTATTGAAGAGGTAGAAAAATCATCTAAATCTACTGAACGAGCTATTGATAAATTAACTGATGCCGTTAAAACTTTAGCCGCTGCAACATTATTACTTAAAGGCTTAGAGTTTATAACTGGTATATTCAAAAGCTCAGATAGTGGGGCTGATGGATTAGCTAAAACTATTGGTAGACTTACAATATCTGTTCAGGTTTTTGTTGATAGAACTGTAAAAGGATTTGAAGCATTTAAAAACAACTTTTTTAGTATTATAAATACCGTTAAGCTTACTTTTTTTGAGTTTATAGACTCATTAAACTCTACACCTATAACAATATTCGGAAAAAAACTGTTTGATGGTCAAGTTGCTGACGTTACCGACTCGATAATAAAATTAAGAAAAGAACAAAAAGAGTTATCAAAATCTAATACTGATTTATCTAGTACTTATGATGGATTGACGGAAGAGATAAATAAGAAAGTAAAAGCTAATGATAAAGCTATAGATCAAGAAAGAACAAATATTAAACAGATAGCTATATTAAACAGACAAAGTGCAGAGCTAACAAAAAACATAGAAGAACTAGCGTTGACTTATGATGATGATTCACAAGCTTTATCATTAAGATCTGAAAAAATAAAAGAAGCTATTGAAATACAAAAAAACTTAAACGAAACTACATTAAACGCTGCTAAATTAGAAGAAGAAGCTGCAAGGTTAAGGGCAGCAGCTTCAACAAATGATTCACAAGCACAAGCAGACTATCAAGATGCTATTGCTAGACGTATAGAGGTAGAAACACAAGGATTAACAGAATTAAACGGTATATTAAGGGAAAACAATAGTATTAATAGAGATATTAGAGATTTAGAACTAGACATACTAATAGACAATACCGATAATAGAAAAACAATAAACGAAAGACAGATAGCAGATGAAACTATAGCACAAAAACAAAGAGAAGAGTTATTAAAAGAGAATGTAAGGATAATTGAGGAAAGTTTTAGTAAACAATCTGATGCAATAAATAAAGAACAAGCTGACTTAAAAAGACCTTTACTAGATTTTAATAAGCTTTTAGAATTATCTAGTGAGAAATTAGCGAAATACTTAACTGATAATGCTGGTGAAACTCAAGCTATTAGGGTTTTAGAAATACTTAAAGAAAGACGTACAGCTTTACAAGACAACTTAGAAATATCACAAGAAATAAAAGAATCTGATAACCAGATTTTAAAGTTAAATGAAGATATAGCATTACAACAAGAAGCGTTAAGACAAATAAATGAAGATGGTGCTGATGCTCAAGAGGTTTTAGGTGAATTAGAAGAAAAAAGAGCTGAAAACAACATAGAAAACCTTAAGAAAGAAATTAAGTTATTAGAGAAAAAGAATAAAGGTGAGGGCGGTGACTCTTTAGAGTTATTAGAAAAAAGAAAGGAATTAAATGATATTTTATTAAAACAAGAAGATAAACAAGCAAAAGAAGAGGAAAAGTTAGAAGAGGAAAGGAAAGAAAAGTTTAAACAAACTCAAGACGAGTTATTAAACCTTTTAGATAATGCATTAGATGCCCGTTATGATAGGATACAAGCCAACTTAGACAAGGAACTAAACGCAAGTAAAAAACAACAAGAAAGATTACAAGATTTAGCAGATAAGGGTAGTGCTGACGCTTTAGAGTCTTTACAGGATGAAAGGGAAAAGGAACAAGAAATAGAAAGGGAAAAACTCAGAAAGGAAAGGGAACAAGCAAACCTCCAAAAAGGTATAGAGATATTCAAAGTGTTAGGATCTAATGATGGTGATGTAGCTAAAACAATAGCAGACGTTACTTTATTAGAAACATTTATACAATCATTACCAGCGTTTAAAACAGGTACAGAAAATACAGGATCAAATGGTAAGGGTGTAGATGGTCAAGGCGGTATGCTTAGTATATTACACCCTAATGAGGGGGTTTTAAATGCTGAGGATAACACTAAGAAATTAAAAGCAGGTTTAACAAATTCCCAAGCAATAGATTATGCCATATCATATAAAAATTTAGAACCTAGACTAAAAGATAAAGCGGAAACATCAAGAGCAAGTGAATATTTAGAGCTTAAAAAGTCTATTGATAATCTACCTAAAAATATGCCCTTACAAGATTTGTTTTTTGATGAACAAGAAAAAGCGTATACGCATATAATAAAAAGAAACGGTATAACTAAAAGAGTACACAAGAAGTCAAACGGTTTATTTAGATAATATGAGTTTTCAAAAGCAAACATACGAATTACAAGGCAAAAAAATTGATACCCCATTAGATTGGAGAAGTGCTAAAATAGTAGCTGATTTTAATGATAATGTTCAAGCTAAATTATCTATTGAATCACTTGTTTTTGTTAATGAAGGTATTAACCCTATAATAGAACATATAAATCAGGGTAGAATTTTTGAAGCTATGGACTTGTTGATAACAGTACAAGACGAAAACAGCACATTAACTACTTTTGATGGATTGTTAGACCCTTCAACATTTCAACAAATAACACCTAACAAAGTAGAGTGCAGGGTTATAGCTAGAAACGGACTAGACACATTAAAGGAAAAACTTGAAAGTATAACTTGTTTGTTCTTATACAATAGAGGGTATTTAAGGGATCAAAAAGATGTTAACTTTGTTGTTGAGCCTAAATTTGATGAGGTTTATTTTGTTAGTACAGTTATTACGATACTTTTAATGCAAAGTATTCTTCAAGACGCTATAGCAACCAATGCAAAAGACACTCAAAATATAATATCATTATTGCAAGCTAGTTCAATACCTAACCCTATAGGATCAATTGCGTATGCTATTGTTGTAGCTATAGTGAACGCTACTTATACAGCTGGTATAGTTATTGCAATAGGTAAATTAGTCAAAGACTTAATAGATAGTTTCATACAACCAGTAAGAAAACATAAGGCTATAAGTTGGGAAACTGTTTTAAGAGACACTTGTAACTATTTAGGTTATGGTTTTAATACTTCTATACCTAATTTAGATAATTGGGTACAATTGCCGAACAACCAATCAAATGAAACAACTATAAACAATGGGATACCTAAAGCTCAAGATTATGGATATAACTTATACGACTTTTTTAATCAAGTATCAACGGCTTTTAATGGGAGATATGCTATTATTGATGGAGTTTTACAGTTACACCCTGTTTGGTCTGATTTTTGGGTAAAAAACTCAAGCGGTAAAGTTCCAAGTAATATACATGAAAAAGAAATATTTAGGTACAATACTGATAGTTTAGTTAGAAGTAAAGAAGTTGTTTTTTCTTTTGATTTATCAGATGAATACACTTCTAATGAGAATTACAGGGCTCAAGGTGGTGGAGTCATAAATCAAGGCGTTGACGGGGTTAAAGACTTATTAAAGGGTTATGAGTCATATAAATTATTTCATTCACTTGGTAATAGAAAAGACGGGTTAACAAGGTTAGAAAAAACTATAAAAGAACTTGCAAAAATTGCTGATAGTGTGATAAATTCATTAGGAGGTAGCTCAAGCCTTGCTAATAAAGTTAAAAATAGAATAGGGATGTTAAGAACATCTACACCTAATCATGGTGTTTCTAAATTATTGTATATTTCTAATGGTAACTTACCTAGTAATCACGACGAATTTGTCAACGCTGATTATTTGTATAAAACATATTATTATCCTTCTAGTTTGTCTAATGGAGGTCAAAAGAAAGTTTTTGAAGGTGTTAGAGTACCATTTAATTTATCCTTATTGAATAGTTTCCTAAAAAATTCTTATTTTATTGGAAATAGTGGAGCAAAAAGTAAGATTAATAAAATAGAATGGGATATAGATGGTGATGAAGCAATTATTGACTATGAAGAAGATTTTACATACACTAATAAATTAACAGAGGAGTTTATATGATAAATTTTCAAGAAAGTTTTAAAGACGTAAATACTATTAGTTTAGTTGATAGTATTTTTAATAGCTTAGATAAAATAAATTTTGATGAGAATAGTATTAAATTAATTAATTCTATAAAAGAGGATAGAGAAGGTTTTGAAAACTTTATAAATGATTTCAAAAACGACAATAGCTCAAATTCAAAAGAATCTTTTATGATTAAGCTTTTAGATTATGCCAACAACATTAACAATAAATAATAAAAAATTCTTTAGAGAATTAGAAAACGGAAACGGATTTAATCTAAACCCTACAAGCTTTGGAACTCATTTAAAAGGTAGTGTAGGTAATAGGGTTAAAATGACCGCTGATCTATCTATTTATACCCGTGTTGATTTACAAAACTATTCAACTGGTAATGTTTCAGGTGTATCCTTTATAAGAAAAGAAGGTGTTTTTGAGGGTGAGGGTCTTTGGGTAGGTGACACTATAACGCTTAGAAATGTAGCTAATGAAACAAGCGGTGTAATTACGTCTATAAATAAAGACGAGGTTTTTTTTAATACAACACCACCTCTTACGGCTGAAAATTTATCTGATAGCTCTAAAAGAAGTGTAAAACTAAATACTGTATCTACTGATTTAAGATATAATTTTAACATACAAGAACAATTAGAATCTTTTGATTTAAACAGTTTAATAAATGAATCACAATCATCTTTTATAGTTAAAACAATTGGAACTTCTTTTGTTGATGGTGAATGGGCTAATAAAAATAAATCTCTAAAATACGGTAATTTTAAATGTCGTTATGTTAATTCTACTAGCGATTCTGATGCTTTAGGTAATACAGCAAACACAGTACATAATTATAAAATAGAGCATGAATTTATAATAACGCCTTACTGGTTAGATGGATGGGATTTAGAAGGAGAACCAGACGAAATATTTCAAAACTCTAATACTTTAAGATATGTAGGTAATTTTGGATTTAGAAGAGGTTATAACAATCCTAATACACAAATAAACGGTATAGATGATAGTGGTTTGGGTTCTGTTGGTGCTATAGGGCAAACTTTTAATGATTTTGAAAATAGATATTTTAAACAAAACTATGTTATAAAAGATAATAACGGTTTTGATATTAGCGGTATAAATGTAGCAGAAACAAACAAGCTACAATTTACTATAACTAATGATAAAATAGGAAAAGGATTTTTAAATAGATCACATAATTTTGTCGCAACAATAACAAAAACACCTGATTTTGATAAATATAAATATTCATCTACAGATGACTTTGATGATGTTTGGGGATTTAGTACCTCAAGGGGATCAATAACAAACGGAACGCAAACTTTAACAGGGTTCTTTTCTCAAGCCGTTATAAATATCGTAGATGACCAAACAGCAACCGTAGAGCTAACCTTATCATTTAATACTGATTATATTAATAGAACTGAAAACGGTGACGGTTACGCTGTTTTCTTTGAGGTCGGTGACACTACAATATCGGTAAATGATTCAGATTCTATAAATCTATTATTAGACCAAAACACATTCAGTAAAGACGTAAATATAACGGGTTTAGTTGTTGAAGATACTACATTAATTAAAAGGACTAGCGACGAATTAACTACAGGATACACAGATTATAAGGGTTGGATACAGCATGGAGTAAATGTATCTAATAAATTCAGTATGAATGTTGGTGATAATGCGTTAATAGATGAATTAAGTGTTGGTATTATAGCTAAAAAAGATAATTCATTCTTTGATATTTATCGTTATAATTTTGACTTATCAACTATTGTAAATAATAACGGTATACAGAATGTTGTTATTGATGAATCACAAAACTATAAACTTGTAGAGGGTTCTATATTTAACGAAATTAAGTTAAAAAATACAGGTGAAACAACTACAGGCTATGAGGATTATGAACTTTCTTAATCCTCATAGCCTGTAGTTGTTTCAC